ATAGCATGATTATATCATGGTATGATTTTCAAGGCCATAGTCTATTTATAAAATTATGGCCTTTTCTTATTAATAAATATGATCTTTTTTTATAAAATGGTATTGACTTTTTAATGTGAATTATGGTATAATTGCAAGGGTAAGGGGAAGCTATAAGATAAAGAAAAGGGGCTATTGTTAAGCCCCTTTTTTATTGCTTATTATTTATAGGTTTTAAGCATGATCATTGCATTTTGATTCGTTTTATGCCTTGCAAATATAACCGCTTGATCATGCGCCATAACTTGCTTATATTCTGCTAGATATTGATTAAACATTCTAATTATATCTTGCTTCATTTTGTTTGATAATTCCATGATAACCCCTTTATATATTGATTATTAAATAATATAAGTATATTAAACTTATATAAGATATGAAAAAGAATACTTTAGTTATTAGATTAATCATATAAAACCCCCTTAATGTAGTTTATAAGATATTGCTTTGATGTTTGGATTCCAACACTTACGGCAGTCATTACACTTTCCGTCTTGCTTGTAACTTTCACATTCAAGGCCTATAGGGTTTATAGTGTGAACATTAGATACAACTATATTTTTAATGTTCTGTAATGACTTTGGTATGATAACGGCTTTATCAATAAACATTGCGGATAACCTAACGATTAAGTTTTTAGGGATCGTATGATCCTTCGCATAATCTTTGATAATAGAATATTCTCTTGTCGGTATCCAAAATGAAGTTTTTGGCATGGCCTTTGCTATTAAGCAAATTTTATGAAAGTGTTCTATTGATTGAATATCGCCAGAATCATGCCATCTAAAATATGGTTGATTATTAATTAATTTAATCATAGCATCAACCCAATTTTTGCTTTTGATAGAATGAAGCCTCTTTTTTTGCATAGGTAATATATTGGATTTAAAGCGATGATAATTACCCTTATTCGCATAGCAATTATAACAAGGTGTATTTTTGATCTTTGCTAGTTTGGAACCAGTTATGCAGTTTTCAGTCGGTAATGAGTAAGAATCACATGGCATTTTGCTGGTTTTTGTGCAATTACCAGCGTATTCAATAGCTTCTTTTTTGGTTCTAAATAATGTTATAGTGTTCATTATTTTATCCTTGATTTATAAAGTATTTAGTAATTAATAGGATATATAAAGGGATATTATGAAAATACCCCTCTATATAACCTTTTATTACATTTGATTGATAGTCTTTACCCATGCTTTATGGCTCTCATCATATGAATTGAAGTATCTAATGCTGGTTATATTCTCATCATCATAAGAGAAGCCAATGGCATAATCGCCCTCTGCTTCTAAATCTTGCCATGTTTGAATATAAACGGCTGTTACAACAGAGGTTGCGTAAATTCTTTTTATTTGCCACTTGTCATGCTTAAGTTTAAAAGTGTCTTTTAATATTTCCATTCTGTTTTATCCTTATAAAATGAATGTAAAGTAATTTTGACAAGATAACAAAACAAAGTCAATACAATTTTTTAAATCAAACTAATAGATGTGATAAGTAAAACTTATCAGCAATAATATGGATGATAATAGAATAATAGATAGCGGAAAAATTGAGATCATTGCAGAGGTTAACAATGATGCGAATGAGAATCATTCTCAATTAAAACCCACTAAAAAGAAAAGGGGTAGGCCCGCGCACCTTGTAACGGCAACCACCCAAAATCAGGTTTATGAATTAAGTAAAGTAGGAACTAGGTATATAGACATCGCATTTATACTCGGTATCAACGATGACACCCTAGTCAAATACTACAAACCAGAGCTTGAAAAAGGTCGTATAGAAGCTAATGCTGTGATCGGCAACACACTCTATGAGAAAGCAAGACAAGGTGACACAGCATCCATGATGTTCTGGCTTAAAACCAGAGCTGGTTGGTCAGAAAAAAATGTCACAGAATTAACAGGCGAAGGGGGTGCGCCTATTAATATCAAAGTCGTAACAGGCATTGATTAGTGAACAAGGGTAGTGCCCTTTTTTACTAGCATAAAAAACGGCTATAGATTAACAAACCCCAGTACCCAAATTTTTTGCGGTACTATTTTCCAACACACACACAGGAGTAAACACATGAGTTACAAATTAACACCAGAAGTAAAATTTAACAAGAACGGCTATGAAATTCGTACAGACGTACTTGGCATGGCTAAAGATTTAGCAGTACAAGAGTTCCAAGCTAAATTTGGTGACTGGCAAATGTCAGTAGAAAAAGATAAGGATGGCAAAATTGTACACAAAGTAGCAATGCCTGACTTCCCACATTTAGATGTCATTCTTGCTAACGCTGAAAAACTCTATTCTTTTGTCAATAAGGATAAATAATGCCACTTAAAAAAGGTAAATCACAGAAAGTAATCTCTGCTAACATAAAAGCAGAGATGAAGCGTGGTAAACCACAGAAACAAGCAATTGCTATTGCTTTATCTAAAGCTGGTAAGAGCAAGTATAAGAGGAAAAAGAAATGAACGAAGAAGCAATCAGAAAATTCTTGCAATCTATAAATTTAGCTGGTAACCCACAACTAGCTAATTCAGTAGAGCAAATAAATGACCCTATTTTGCAACAGCTAATAGACAGAGGTAATACTCCATTAACAGATGAGCAAATGTCTGTTATACAAGGATTACTAGCTCCACAAGCTGGAACAATGCAGCCACAAATGTCACCAGCCATTCAACCTCAAGTAGCTCCACCTATGGGGACAGAAGAAGTTCCTTCGGCTGATTACTTAAATTATTTATTACAAACAGGTCAATTAAGACCTATGGGAAGATAACTATGGCAATCACAGAAGAAAACCATCATCAGTTTGCAAACTATCTTAATAATACAAAGAAACCTAAAAAAGATAGGACAACAACTAAAACATTACTCAAAGATGGTTTAAAGAAAATGGGCAAAAAGTATGGCAAGTAAAGGTCTGTATGCTAACATAAATGCTCGTAAGAAAAAAGGCATTTCTCGTTCTAAAAAAAATAGCACTATTTCTAAAGAAGCCTATGCTAATATGAAGAAAGGTTTCCCAAAGAAAAAAAGGAGTAAAGCGTAATGTGGTCATGGCATTTCTTTTGTGGGTTACAGTTTGGTTTTGAGTTCTACGATGATACTAAAGTAGACGATAGTAAAAATGTACATCACTATCATTTCTTTATTATAGATTTAGGTTGTATCCGTATACAACATTGTGAGAAACAAGGGGTCAATCTATAATGGCTAAAGACTCAAGATTAACTAGAGCTGGTGTATCAGGTTATAACAAACCTAAACGCACACCTAGTCACCCTAAAAAATCTCATGTAGTCGTAGCTAAAGAAGGCGATAAAGTAAAAACCATACGCTTTGGTCAACAAGGTGTCACAGGTGATAAAAAACCTACAGCAAGACAAAAGTCTTTTAAGGCTCGTCATGCTAAAAACATAGCTAAAGGAAAAATGTCAGCAGCCTACTGGGCTGATAAAGTTAAATGGTAGAAGATTCACCCTGTACAGGGGTGTGTCGTATGGAAGGTACTCGTTGCATATCATGCAACCGTACTTATGATGACCTAGAACAATGGTATTATATGTCTAAAGAAGCTAGGTTACAAAGGATGGAACAATTAAAACAGGAGCGATGACCCACATCGGAGTCGCATATGGCAGAAAAAACAATAACAACAGGATATATACCTCGTGAACCGCAAAAAGCTATCCACAAGATGGTCAATGCTAATCGTTTTAGCGTGGTGGTTGCTCATCGTAGGATGGGTAAAACAGTCTGTGCAATTAACCAGCTTATCCATAGTGCATTACAATGTGATAAAACGAACCCAAGATACGCCTATGTTGCTCCTACCTATAATCAAGCAAAAAGAATTGCATGGGATTACCTACTAGAATACACTAGACCGCTAGGTGGCAAAGCTAACATTGCTGAACTGCGTGTTGACTTTATGGGTAGACGCATATCGTTATATGGTGCAGATAACCCAGATTCACTTCGTGGTATTTATTTAGATGGATGTGTACTGGATGAGGTAGGTGATATTAATCCTACTTTATTTACAGAGATTATCCGACCAGCATTGGCCGACCGTAAAGGCTATTGTCTTGCAATGGGCACACCTAAAGGACAGAACCACTTTAAAGACTTACGAGATAGAGCTGAAAAAAAAGATGGTTGGGAACTACTAGAGTTTAAGTCTAGTCAAACAGGCATCCTAGATAAAGACGAACTTAAAGCTGCATTTTCTGCAATGGGCGAAGATAAATATATGCAGGAGTTTGAGTGTTCATTCTCTGCGCCTGTAGAAGGTTCATACTACTCTAAAATTATGAACGATTTAGAAGAAAAAAATCGTTTTATAGATATAGACAGAGATGGATTGGCTAGAACTTATACAGGTTGGGATTTAGGTATGTCTGATTCT